AGTATTCAGGATAAATTAGCTAAAGTTGATTTAAGTGTTCCTGACAGAACGTCATCACTGCAAACAGCTTATAGAAATACAACAAATGAAATGCTAACGCTTTTTGGTGTATATAATAATCCAGATCAAAAAAAAGAACGAATGATTAGCGGTGAAGCATCAGCAAATAATCACGTTATAGAAGGTATGGGAGACATCTATTATAACGCAAGAAGACATGCGATTAATTTATTGAATTTGGCATTTGGAACTGAAATAGAAGTTCAGTGGAATAGTACAGTAGCTACAATGTTTAGAAATATTGCTAATTCTAAAAATTTAGGAGTTTAAGGAGGTAACTAGATTGAGTATTTCAGAAGAAAATATGAATAAACTAACAGAATTATCAGGGGCTCAATATCCTACACATTCTACTCAAAAGAAATTAGATCATGCTTTAAGAAGATTTAAATATAATTTTCCTTCTCTAAATTGGTGGGGAAATACTCCTATTGAGCCAACAGGAGCAGGCTTAACTTATGCTGAATCTATTACATGGATTAGGCACATGTTGCATCATTTGAGCGATTGGGCAGGTCAAATGAATGATGAATTAGATAAGTTAATTAAAGATTTGAATGATTTAGAACTTATCATAAAATTAGAGCTTGCAAATCAATTACCAGATATTATTGATAAATTTAAATTATTCGGAATCATTGTTACAGGAAATAATGAACATTTATCGTTAGCTGCAACGCAAACAACGACTGTTAATAGTAAACAGTCAGTATTTACTTATGCTTTTAGAACAGAATGGGGATTTATTGAAGCAACTAAAACAAATCTAGCTAACGATATTTGTGATAAAAACAATGCTACATGGGCTATTAATTCTCGTGAAATAAGCAATGATGAAAAGCTTGATTTTGTTTTATTAATAAACAATATTCCTACACAAGTCAATAGACTATGGATTGTAAATAAAGAAAATTCTACTATAAAAAGTAATAAAGAATTATATTTCATTTATAAAAATCAGATTAGAAAAGCAGAGTTTGGCTATACTACTGCAAATAATCAAAATCCGGTATCTTTAAACTTTGACAAATTAAATACTAACTATGAGCCTCAATGGATAGTAAATGTATTTAAACGAGTACCTAATAATAAAAACTACTTACATTATTTAACTACTGATTATAAGTGTTATGAGTATGATTTAGATACTGGAGAAGAAAAACTTTTATATGAAATCCCAATTGATAAACAAGATATTTTTGATCCTATTAGTGATGTTATTGAAGGAAAATCAACTATTTGGGCTATTACGTATAAAGGAACTACTAACAGATACTTAAAAGAAATGAATGGGTTATGTTTTGAACCTTGTTTTGATTCAGTAGAAATGTATGATATCTGGGAAAATCCTAAAAAACTTATTTTTACTGATAGATTTAGCGGAATTACTCCAGCTAATATGTATCAAAATTATGCTAATCATGATGAAAATGAAGGTGATAAATCTTTATTAAGTTCTTTTATTTTGAGTTATAAAGATGATTCTTATAATAATCTTTTGAAGATATGTGAATTATCACCGAAACATTTTGATAATAAAATTGTTTCTGGTAATTTAGATAAATATTTTAAGGATTCAATTTTAAAAGAGCTTTACAACAATAATTCTCTTGCTGATTTTCAAGGTTACTATATTTATGATGTTACCAAAAACATAGAAAATTTTATTGATGCACCGTTATATTTGTTAAATGATTCTAAAAAAGAAAATGACGGTGCAAAATTCTTACTAGAAAACTCTAAATTTACGGTGGAAGGCAACATAAGGACTTTTCACCAGAAATTATCAGTTGTTACAGCAGATAACGATTCTAAACGTACTTTAAGAGTTTTTGATCGTGTTATTTCTCAAGTAATAAATATAGGTGGTTTTTCTTTAAATAGTTTTTCTAGATGGTACGATAGCAGCAAACCAACTGTTACAGATAAAATAATGCCTTTAACTCCTACTAGACATTTTGATTATCTTTCTTTAGCTGGCTCTCATAGAGTATTTAATGCAAAAGAATTTGAAGGTGTATTTGATGATACACCGTTAAAAACATATAAATATTATGAACTACCTTTAAATAAAGATCATCCATTGTTTAGTGAAATGGAAAATAAAAATATTATAGTTGGAGTAACTAAAGGAACTAACTATGAAAAAGATTCTAGTAAATATGAGATAGTTATCAAATTGACTTATCAAGATGACTATGCAGAATTACAATTTAGAAGAGTAATGCGCTTTGAAAGAAGCGATAATGAAGGTAAATTCGGAGGAAGAAATAAAGCTAGTTATATAAGTCCGTGGGCATATGTTTACTATACTAAACCAGATGATAGTGCTCCTCCGGGGTATGAAGATAATCCTAATCAAGGGATAGATAAAGAGTTTCAGGATATTATTAATAATTTACAGGAACAAATTAATAATAATAAAAATGAAATCAATAATATAAAAAATGAATTAGGTGATATTAAAGAAGAAATTAATAACATGAAGCAAGAAATCCAAGATATTAAAAATATGTTGAATAGTAATCAAGAAGCATTTAAGAAATTACTTCAACATCTTGAAAATATTAATGTTTGGCAACATACTGGTGATGATATTCTTAAAGGTAATTTTGCTCCGGGAATGGGAGTTGCTGGTGGTAATATTAATGTCTTCACCGGAAGTGCTGATGGAAACACTTGGATCAGAACAAATCCGGGTAAAACTGAAAATGATATTGTGGCAGGTGTGTAATTATGCCAATTCAAATAAAATTTACAGTATCTACCAATGCCAAAGTAAAGAAGCAAGCTGATGGGATACCTTCATGGTATCCTAATCATGTAGGAGATAAAAATTATTGGTGGGGTGATGGAACCACTACTACAGATTATTTTTATTCAATAAATGGAAATGACATGTTCATTCAGTATGGGCAAAACACTTCGATATGGGCAGGATGTAGGCATTTTGTTCAATCCATTAGGATAACTGAGCAAAGAGAAAATGATGATGGCAGTATATATGTAAAAGGTGAAGTTGTTCCGATACTTTTTTCTAATCATAGGACGGATTATGCTTTAGGTGGGGCTAGAGTTAAATATAATGTTTCTGTGCAAGGAAAAACAATATGGCAAATAGATGGTAATACTATTGATGAAATGCAAAAAGACTCAAATATTAGTGTTCCATTTTCTACCACAGTTGCACCTAGTGAATACTATACAGGAACAGCGCTAAAGATTGCTATTACTTATCCTAATCATGAATTTCCTGATTCTACCACAGTTGTTGGATTATCATTATACAATCCAGCACCTCCTACTTATAAACCAATGGCAATTAG